CAACCAGATTTACTCCTGCGAATAATATGCCGAGACGAAAAAAGGGATTTGAGAACGAGCTAACTCCATACGAGACAGCATTCGCCCGCAATTTAGTTGCTGGAATGTCTTATGCGAAAGCCTACAACGAGTCAGGTTATAAACCATCTGGCTGCCCTCGCTATTCCTATCTCCGTGGAAAGAAAATCAGCGAACGCCCCCGAGTCCAGCAGTATATGCAGACATTGCGCGAGTCCGCTTGGGCGAATAATGTCATGTCGATTCTTGAGAAACGCTCCATGCTCGCAGAGTTAGTCCGCGCAAAGCCTAACGAGATTGACGAAACGAAACCTTATGTCGCGCTTTCGGTGGACGGAGAGGGCAGGAGAACCCTGCAAGGGCCGCGAGTCTCCGACAAACTTAAGGCCATTGAGTTGGATATGCGGGCAGCCGGGGAACTGAACGACGAGGAGAACAAGACGAACATTGCGATTCAACTGGTAAGCGAAAGGCTTTCCATCCCTGAAGGTGGAAAGCCTTTGCTACTGGAGGAGTCTTGAACTATCTGGCTATTCGTCTCGCTTGGATTCGCAGGAGCAGGATCGCCCGCTCCGCTTCTGCTTTGTTTAGCTCCCACAGGTAGCCAGCAGGCAACCCGACCCGCTTTTTGAGTTTGAGAATCGCCCGCAGTTGGTGAATGGTGGCGCTTGGTGGTTTCATTCTCCCGCCTTTCTTGTTATCGTGGTGAACTTTGAGTCCCCCTTGCGCCTAAAGGACAGGACGCGCCCATCTGCGTGAAGGATGCAAAGGTTTTCGTCCAGCCCTTCCGAATCCGCGAACGCCTCCGCTTCTGCTCGCGTGTCGAATGTGAGCTTCTTGTTTTGTGTGTGTAGGTGGATCATTTGGCGATGAGTGCGATGGTTGCGAATGATATTGTGAGGATGCAAAGCGCGACGATGATTGTGGCGTTGCGTTCCCGTGTTTGTCGGATAGATTTAGTCTGAAGAATCCATTCCGGTGTTTTGTGTGGCTTCACTTCGCGCCCTCCAACATGGCAATCAATTCTTCGTCCGTTTTATCTGAAAGAATGAATGTCTGATGATATGTCACGGCCCGCCCTGTCTTTGGGCAAACTCCGTCCGTGTAGTGAAATGTCTTTGGAACCTCTGGTGTCATCTCGCAAAGGTTTTCAAAGTCATCTCCCCACTGATCTCCGTTTATGACAACAGCGGGAAACTTTTCTCCATTGTCGTTAGCAACCACATTGTGTTCAATTACTCTTTTCATTTCGAGCCTCCTTTCGCTTCGTTGATTGCTTCCTCCGCAATGGCGATCCAGTCGCCGTATAGTTCCCGCCCGTCAGCGTTTTCGCTCATGCGCGAGGCGAGAGTCTCCAATGCTTCAAGCAGGTCTGGCGCGGAGCAGAGCAGGTTTTTATTCGCTTCCGCTTCAGCCCAATGCACGGGAGTCCAATCCTCCTCTCCGCATTCTTCCATGCCGATCAGCGCGGCAATGTCGGTAGTCCCCTCAGTAAACTCCGCGAATATCACCTGTCTACCGCTTGGGCTGAGGCCGTATTTCCACGGACGAGGAGTGTGCATGATCGCGTTCTGGTTTTCAGAATGGGACAAGTCGCATTCCACGGACTCCAGCTTTTCTATCTGTTCGCGCACCCATTCGCGGGCGTTGGCGAATTCTTGCGGCCTTTCGGCATCTGGATTGAATTTGAGAAGTCCGCTTTTCTCTGCATCATACAGATCGAAAAGCACTTCTTGGATTGTTGTTGTGTTCATTTTTGCTTTAGTCTCCTTGTGTGTTGTGGTTGTGGTTGTTGTTTATCGTTTTGAATAAGCGTGTTTGTCGGAAGGCGCTCCGCTGGCGAGTTTTACGGCGTAAACGCCGCGCCCTGTTTGTATGTAAATGCCGGGAGGCATGACAGCCGCGCCCGCTTTTAGTCCCCAAAGCAGCTTTTGCATGGGGCGGTCTTTTGTGTTTGTGATTGTGTGTTTCATAGTTGTTGAACAATAAGAAAGCGCGGTATGGAACCGCGCCCCTTGGGGTTTAGTTGAACCAGCGTGACGCAAGACCGCGCCCGAATCTACGCCGCGCCCGCTTGCGGATTTCCTCTCCGCTTTCGCAATCTTCGCGCCAATAGTCCCAAACCGCCAGCGCAAGAACGGCGCAAGCCGCCGCCCTGTATTCGGTTGGGAAATATTGCCCCGTGCAATAATCCGCCGCAACGGAATCGCCCCGCTCGACAAGTGACAGCCGCCCCGAAAAGGCGCGGGTTGCTTCTTTTATGTTTTCGGCGGTGATTTCATCGCGGTTTTCTATGAAGTCCAACAAGGCGCGGGCGTCTCGCCCATGTTTTAGGATAGGCCGATAGTCCCCAAGGAATGCCTTGCGGCTTTGCTGGTAGTCCCCCGATTGATAATTGCGGAAATCAATTCCGCTCCGTTGCGCTATGTGTGCGCGAATTGCGCTAAGAATTGCTGCTTTTTTCATTTTGGTTTAATGTTTAGGTGTTTATCGTTCCGGGGGGAGCAAATTAGATTGCCGCGACAAGTAGCGCCGCGAGGACGGCCCAGATATGCGCAGCGAGGAGGGCTAAAAAGGCGGTTTCGAGTCTCATTCCCTTTCCCCCCATTGCAAGACCGCAAGGATCATATCCATGGCGCGGCGTGTATCGCCTTGGTATCGGTGAACATACTTTTTCCCGTGATGCAAAGTCACGATTTCCCGCAATTCGCGTCCGCCATTGTCGGATGGGTGAATATAATAGGCAATGTGTCCGGTTGCTGTAGACCTGCCCACATTGGCGATTTCCCGCTTTGCTCTGGCGAATGTGCCGAAAGGCAACTTGTGCGGGATTTCAGTAGGCCATGGGGTGATGAGTGTTTCCATTTGTTTGATTGGCTTTTGATTGTGGAGGTTGAATGTTCGCATGGATTAGACTTTCGCGGCGTAGTTGTCTACAAGCCATTGATACGCTTCAGATTCGCGCAACTCTTCAGAAAGCGAGGAGGAGAAGTTGCGGGGATTCAATCGGCAAATCAGCCGATAGCCTCTTGACCATTGGCCTGAGTGATAATCCATGCAAAATTGCGCGAGTTCCCAATAGTAGTTTTTAGATAGCTTTTTCATATTTCCGGATAGATTAAAGATTCCAAGCGCAAGGTTTTTCAGATTGGATAAACAAGGTTGCAAGGTAGGATTCATTCGCCCGAAACGGGTCGCCAAGGTCTCCCGCCTCCGATTGCACAAGGTAGGTTTTCCCCTTGTATCGGCAGGCAAGGCGATTGAAATTCCCCAAGGTATCGCAATAAACCCTGCGGGAGATTGTTTCGATTGTTTGACCGCCCCCGAAAAGGGAAGCGCCAATTCTGACTGCGATTGTTTGCTTTTTCATAGTGTGGAAAGGGTAAAGGATTAAGCCAGCAAGTCAGCCAGTTGCGATTGGATATCCCGCGCCACTTCTTTAGAGTTGGAGCGCCGATAAACCCCGACAACCGCCCAGTGTGGATAAAAGTAAGCGGCCCCAGAATATGAATTGTCACCGGTTTGGTAGTCCCATTCCCCGGCATCGTTAATCGCAACTGTCAATTGCATTCCCGGCAAGGTATCTTCTTCGAAGGCGCGGTAGTCGTCGCCGATATGTGACTTGATATGTTTTACAAGGCGCTCCAATTCCGAAAGGGAAGGAAGCTTTGCTTTGCGTGTGGTGTTTTCAAGTGTGGTGGTCATGTTGTTTTCTGTGGTTTGATTTTCTCACGGGGTCATTCCCGCTTGGCATATTGCATAGCGTTTCCCGTGCCAACATCCACCAAGGCAATCGCAAGGTGCGTTTTCAACCACTTAAGCCATGTTTTTACACAGCATCCTCCATGCCAAGATGCAAACACCGCAAAACAAGCGGCTTGTGGATTTGGCAAGTTTTGCCGATAGGCAAGAATGCCATGCGCCTCTTTGGAAGTTTTTGCCTGTTTTCGCGGTAGGTTTTGCCCTGCCTTTTGCAAGTTGCGCTTTTGCATAGCTTTGTGGAAATGCGCAGCATCTTCCATGCCAACCTTCGCGCATGGTGATTCGCTCTCGCCTATCGCATGGCATCCGCATTGCCTATTCCTTCGCGCTAATCGCCCCGCTATTGCGTCGCAAATCTCCTCGCTATGCTACCCCTTGCCGCTCGGCAAACGCAATCCTACGCCATTCTCGCGCGATGTTCAGCTATCGACTATTGCTGTTTATATCATGTTATTGTATAGCGCGGCACAGCATCAACGGGTTACGCAAGCTCGGCAACGCAAGGCATGGCAGGCGGCTGGTATTGTTGAGACTGGCAACGGCTACGGCTACCGCAAGACAAGGCAAGGCACCCGCCACACCACGCACCACGCAAGACAAGCCGCACCCCATACCCTCCCCGCCGCACGGAGAGAGAGGCAGGCAGGCAGCCAGCCACCCCACGCCACCCGTGGTAGGGGGTGGGGGACTTGGCACGGCGCCGCAGGGTAAAAAAACGACCTAGAGGGTTTTTAAAATTTAAATTCCCAAATCAAAATTAAAAATTAAAAATTATCTCTACACAAACTCTACACCTATGCCTATACTATACGCCTAACTATTTGTTACTCACTACGTTGCTTGTATAGCGACCCCTCTCGTGTATTTGTTGCCTATCGAAACACGACTCTCTCCCTCTGTGTAGCTAGCCTCTCTTTTGCGTTTAAAGCCTCTACAGCGAGTTTTCTTCTTCTTTCCGATACTTTGCTCGGATTGGCTACCCTGAAGCGAATAGCGGGCTTTACGAAGCTTTCCTGTATACCCGATCTGGGGCGATCCCTATACTCTTTGGGAACTCTATACCCGTTCGGTGTAGGGTATCCCTGATATACCTGTGTGTTCCTAGCGGAGGATCGCTCTGGAGGACTGGGCGAGTTCTTTGACTTCTTCCGCGAGTTCGTAGAGGAAGTCCTGCTCGAAAATCAGGTTGATCTCTGTTTTGTGCGGCTTAATTATACCGATAATTTGGAGGAATGTCTCTACAGCACTTTCGCTTTCGGGTATGATATTTGAATCGCCCTCTTCGGGGGTATGACTCTGGTGGGCAGATTTTGCCGCTTTTTTCATTCCTCGACTACCTACCTTAACCGCGAAACGAATCGCATATCCAGTCCCTGACGCCCCATCTCCGAGAGGATGATCTGCATGTCGCTTTCCGCGATCTGCAACTCTTGCTCCAACTCCTCGATTTCCTGCGCCATCTCTACCGCCTCGTCGTGCAGAAGCTTGTTCTCTTCGATTGCCTCTTCGTAGGCTTGCTTGAACTTGGCGATTGTTTCTTCTGCGGTCACGCGGTAAGAGCCGAGAATGCTTCTGCGACGGTATCGTTAAACAAGAACGGTGCGGCTCCCCAGTTTTCTTTCGGCTCCGGAGACTGCACATACTCCGCGAGAATCGTATTCGTCCACGTTTTCACGGCGTTCAGTTTTGGGCTGGCCTTGCCTGCCGCTTGGAGTTGCGCGGCGAGGTCGAGGAGTGTGACCAACTGGGTGGGGCCGTAGCCTTCTTTCTCCAGCCAAGCATTCGCGGTGTAGGTGGGAGCGGGCGGAATGATCCAATATCCCGGTCCCCATGTGGCATTCTCCGATGGTTTGGCTGGGGTCAGCGCATACTCTTCCAATTTGGGGTTGCTCGTCTCTGTCCAAAGATCAATCGTCTCTTGGGCGATGTCTTTGCGCTCAAAGTTTGTTTTGTTGTAATAGTTAGGCATAGACTCTTGGGTGGGTTGCTACTGTGGCGGCGTTGTTATTTGTAATCGTTAATCCTCCGCGCACATCTTGGAGATCGCGGACGAGCGGGGCGTAGAAGACGAGATTCTGCGGGCGCACCTTGTCGCAAGTCATGCCTTTGGCGAGGGAGGCGACTTCGGCTGCGGTGAGGGCGGCAGACCAGATTCCGACTTCAGCGATGCGGCCATCGGTAAATCCAGAAAATGCATTAATACCCCTTAAAAAAACAGCTGCAATCTGAGAGCTATTTATATTTAAAGGAGATATGTTTTCGGTAGATGTCGCCGAATTTCCTCCATCTAAATATACTGTTCTTGATGTATTTGATGAAAAAACTCCTGCAGCATGATGAAATGTTCCAGATGAAAATGCAGAAGTGGACGTAGCAACGCTTTCAGTTGAATCTTGTGCGCATGTTGCTTGCAGGGGATCGCCAGCAACAGCCCCCGCCGCTCGGATTCTGAAATAATTATTAAATGTTCCTAAAGTTGATGAAAGCGATATAAGCGTGTGATTTGCAGTAGTGTTGTCAACAGAAAACCAACAAGCCATCGTGAGTGGAACAGCAGCTACAGGGGCCGAGCCAGCCGAAATGTATTGATTAGTCCCATTAAAATCGTAAGCCATTACGCCGCGCTCCTTACTTCGACGGCGATCAACTCGGCATCGCCTGTCATGGTGTCGCTACCGTTGTTCGCATCGCGGTTGATCTTGAGGCGGAATCCGTCTCCGGCAGTTACTGAGTCAATGGTGGTTAGCGTGATCTCCGAGTAGTTCGGCACTCCGCTTGTTCCGTTTGTGGTAGTGGTCACGCTGGCTGCGGTATCGAAGGAATCGGAATCAATATCGGTGGTCATGCGCTCCAGCGATGCGTCCCACACGCAGGCTCCAGATGTGGCTGTAGTAGCAGTCCAGATGATGCGAATCTTGAGTCCGCTTCCCAGCACGGCGGCTTCGGGGATTACGCCAAGAAAGATTGCGCTTTCGTCTGTAGCATCGTCAAAGTCGAGGATTGCGATGCTATTACGAGTATCCAGCGTGGCGAAGTTGGTGGCTGGAGGCTGGTTATCTTGCGCATTGAAGACTGCGTATGTTTTAGTTCCACCGCCTCCACCGACAGCAGATTCCGTTCCGCTTGAGTCTTTAATATAGGCTTTATTATCACTCTTGATGTAGAGGGCCGCGTCTCCGCTGTTGGGAGTCAAGCCAGTGGATTGAGTGAAAATTGCGGCTGTTGCGAAATGTCGGTCTGGTGAAGGCATAGTCTTGTTAAGTTAGTTTTTATCGCTTGTGTTTGCAAGCAAGATTTTGCGTTTAAGATTTACGCTGCAAATCAAGTCTTGCTTGAACTATACAGCGATTTCTAAACAAAAAGTGGTGCGGTGGAGTTCAGGTCGCTCGGCTGCTCTATGCATTTCCTTGGAAAATAACGCACGAATGCGCCAAGTAGGGTAGGGGTCAACCATACGGATGCCGTTCTACCTCCCTAGAGCTACGACCAATTAGCGTGCCGCCCTCAATGCTCCACCGCAGTTCTTGGCCCCGCCGTGATGCTCTTCCAGAATCCAGAAGCGTTGCCGCATCACGCTTTGCATAGCCCTGCCTTCAATTTTGGGCAGTCGGCATTTGCATCGTCCGGCATAGGAACGGGGTGGACTTTATCCTCTTCGGTTATGCCCGCGCCTTGGAGACGCGCATCGAACCGTTCGGAATTGTCCTAAAACGTTTCAAAGATCAGTTTTCTTCTCTTCTAGAATCGCATTTACTTTTCTTGTAGCAAGTTGTTTTTCTATAAGTTTCTTTGCGAGAAGCATGGCTTTAAGCCACTCGATATTGTTTGCAAACGCCGCTGGTGCAGACCAAAGCATCCTCTCGCAGCACTCTCTCCACTCGTCTCTTTCTCTTTCAAGGGTCTCACAGCGATATACAAGCTCCATCATCGCCAGCGTTTCTTCTATTCTATTCATAACTGGCCTCCTCAAATCTGGCTTGGGACTTCACGAATCTTACCGGAATCATCGTGGTCGCTCCGTGGCGGTTGTGGGTTATTGTTAAACAATAAGCGTATGGGTCTGTGTTCTCCTCGTCCTTGTGGACTTTTGTGAAGGAATCGCAGTCCATGTAGAATGTCCTCGATTCGCGGACGGCCCCATTGTCGTTTAGCTGGGCCAGAAGGACAATACAGACGTTCAGTTCTTTAGCGAGAATCTTTGCAGTTCTGCTAACCTCTGCTACCTCCCGTTCCCTATTCTTGGGATCGCCGGATGCCTCCATCAACTGGGCGTAGTCCACCATGATAATCTCTACCTTGTTTTCGGAGACTAGTCGCCTGCATCTCGCCTTGAATTGCGTCACTGTCATGCACGCCTCGTCTGCGATGTAAATTGGTAGTTTGGAAGATTTAGCGATGACTTGAGACATCCTCTCGTGCGCTCCATGATCCAGCCTTCCGTCCAGTAGATCGGAGATATTCACCTTGGCTTTCTGGGCAATATACTTGTCGAGGAGTTCTTCCGCACCCATCTCCATCGAAATCAAGGCAACGGGCACGTTTTTCTCGAAAGCTGGATTAGTTACCATCTGCAAGGCAGAGGTAGTCTTACCCGCTTTAGCAGCGCCTGCAATAACGTGCAAAGTTCTGGGTCTGAATCCTCTGGTAGCGTGATCCCACCTACTGATCCCCGAATCGTGACCGCGATTAACCGCGCCTCCAGAGTTCGCTGCCTCCTCCCATCTCGTAATACAATTGCTCAGAACTGCCGATATGTGACGGTTCTCGGCATTTGTCGCACTTAGCGAGACAATATCTTTACTCGCATTCTCTTGCAGTTCCTCGATCTTCTTGCCCTTGTCGAGCGCACCTTCGATCATCTTCTGGGCTGCGGCGTGTATCTTCCTGCGAACAAAGCACTCGTGGATATTTTGCAGGTATTCCTTCCAATGCGAAGGCGTAAGGCAATACTCTACGGTTTGGGTTAAATACTCTTTCCCCCCAGCTTCTTCAAAGACGCCAGCTTTCTCTAGACTTCCTGCTACCGTAATCGGGTCTACAGCCCGCCTCTCTTGCCACAGGGCTAGCGTAGCTTTCCAGATTTCGCGGTTGCCGAAAGAAATGAAATGCTCTTCGGTTACGCGGTCAACGGACTTGTCGATTATCTTCGGGTTTGTAATGACGGAGCATAGGAATCCCTGCTCCGACGCCAGATCGGCGGGTAGGTTGGTGTTCATCACCGAGGAGCATACGAAATGCTGGGCACCTCGTCAACTATCTCCGCATACCGAACAATCCGAGAAGCTCGTCAACGCTCGCTGTATTAGCTGTATACGAAGGCGAAAATTCTTCCTCGTGTTCGTCGGTGTCGGGCTGTTGGTTGAATCCTTGTTTGTAGGCCGTGTCGTAGGTTGTGTTGAAGAACTTCTTTAATCCCTCCCGCGTAAACGTAATCGTTTCGCTGTTGAAGCCGGGATTCTTCGCAAGATACAGCGCGAAAAGTTTTTCTTTACTCATGCGAAGCAGAGTATAGTTTATCGGCAAACAATAGAAAGTTAAAACTATGGCATACGGTTGGTCACCAAGACAGATGGCTCGGGTCAATGCCCGCAGGCGTGAACGCGGACAGGAGGAATTGGAATTCAATCCACGAGGTGAACGCGCTGCAATGCGGTATGCCGAAGAATACCAACAATACGGACGTCGCCGCAAGGGTATCGAGGAAGAGGATGACGAAACCCAAGTTGTTTCCAAAACCCCTCGCTTGGACGAGTATTCTGAAATGCAGCGCCGAAGCCAAGTCCGTCGCGGCCCGAAAATTCTTTCTTCCCCATATGCAAAAATGACAGGGATGATGGCATGAAAAATAAATCTTCCAAATCCAATTACGAGAACTATCCACCTAAAAAGGATATCCCGAAGTATACGGATAATTATCGCAGCATTTACGACAAGCGCCTTGCTAAAAAGAAGCTGAAGAACAAAACGTTTCAGTCTCTCAACTCGCAGTAGGGAGTTGGGTTAATTCGATGCCAAACTTCTCGGCAATCCGTTCGCTGGAAGAATCCCGCTCGTAACAATCGCGGTAAACGATTCGCTTGATGCCGTAAGAGGCAATCGCTTTCAGACAATCGTTGCAGGGTAGCGTCGTAACAGCGATCAACCCGCACTCTTCAGGTCTGATATATCGCAGAGCATTCTGCTCGGCATGCACGACGAACAACCTCCTCTCCTCGCGGTCTGACCAATCTTCGGTCATCCCCGCCGGAAACCCGTTATACCCTACGGAAGCAATCGAGTTGTCGTGCCGCAGGATACAGGCACCCACCTTCCTCCAAGGGTCTTTACTCTTCTGCGCTACCGTCTCGGCAATGCTTAAAGCGTATTCTTCGTATCGCATGTTTTGTTAATAGATTTTCCAAAGTGTATACATTTTTGTCAAACGTCATACGAGTTGGAACTTTTTATTTATTCTGTTTATCTTTCTTTCTTATATCTGTTCGCTTGCTCCGCTGCGCTCACGCTCTGGTGAGTCTCCACCTTCGGGGTAATGCGGCTGCGTTTTCGGTGGAGGATTCGGACAAAGCAGTTCCCCGTTTCTGGAGAACTGCCAAATGCGTAACGTTTTCGTTTGGAGCCATTCGTCATTTGTTGGATCGCACAGCCAGAGGTCGTCTTTGCCGAGCTTTACTTTAAGTTTACCCCTTTCGGGGAGAGCCAGTCGATCCGCAGTTTACTCCAGTATTGCTACCGGAGTCGCATTAAATCGGGAGTCTATTAACCCACCCGACGCCTCTCCTTCACACGGGAATCCATTTCAGGTTTGCTCCGTAGTCAGGGGATAGAACCCTGCCGTGCTACGCTCATCCTAATCGCAGGCTCTCTTGTGGGAACTGCCTTTCGGCTTCATGCAAAGAGAATGGCCCACACGATAGACACGGTATCATGTGGGCCAAGTTTTGTCCCTAGCGGAACGGTTAAAATTGAAAACCAAAATGAATTCCGTGTCGAATCATTAGGATGTCTCAACTATATTGAACTCCGCGAAAGAGTCAACAATCTTTTGAAAGGAAAAGTGACTTGTTTTTCTTCCACGCTTGTTCAACAATAAGACAGGTGAACGCATTCCATTCCGGCTGCATCGGCGATATTATCTATTCCATTCCCTCGATGAAGGAGTATGGGGTGAAGAAGTTGTTTATCGCAGACAGACCTTGGACAAAGCCAATCTCGCGCAGGATAGATACGTTCAAGCGACTAATCGAAGCGCAAGGCATCTCCGTCCACAAGCATGAAGGCGAAAAGATCGACTTCGATATTTCGACGTATCGGAACGGCGGAATGCGCTACGGGGAGAACATCGCCAGCCGTGTAGCAAGGTGGATGATGGTGAGGCCGGATTTAACGCAGCCTTGGCTGGACGTGCCGCTCGGCAGCCTCGACGCGAAGAACAGAATTGTCATCTCTCGCGGGGCAAGGTGGCACGGCGAATACTTTCCGTGGAGAAAGATAGTCGAGGAGTTCAAAGACGATATTCTCTTTATCGGCCTACCGGAGGAACACCACACGTTCTGCGAGCAGTTCGGGAAGGTCGAGTATTTGCGCACAAACGACCTGTATGACGTCGCGCAGGCTATTAAGGCATCAGACCTCTTTATCGGAAGCCAAAGCTCGCCTAACGCCATTTGCGAAGGATTAAAGCACAATGCGATCCAAGAGTGTTGCCTCTACGCCTACGACTGCTATTTCCCGAGAGAGAACAAAAAGCACGTCAACTACGGAGAAGTATCGTTCACATTCAAAGGAAAACACTTCTCAGCGAGTCCAGAGTATCCCAAGAACGGATACAAGATCACGTTTAACAACCACACCTACAAGGCGAAAGATAAACACCTAGTTGTAGCGATGCTCAGAGCAGACTTGATTCAACAAGGATTGTCGTATACAGTAGACGAGATGGAGTCTTGGATGCAGAGGTATTGATGTATGGCGACGATTAAAACGCAGGGGGGGAAGGTTCTTTTAGAAGAAGGTAAGCCAAGTTGTTCTTGTTGCAAAGGAGCTTGTTGCAAAGATAACGGGCTATGTAGTTATATTACAAAAAAAGAATGCGACGAACAGGGCGGCACTTGGCAGGGTGCTAAAACAAAGTGTGATCCAAATCCATGTGGAAGTGAATCTTCCGGAGATGGAATTGGTCTGTCTCTTTTATGAAAGATTACGTTTGGACATACTGGACAAAGCCACAAAATAAAAAAATTAACTATTTTAATTTGGCCTGCTTGGGACTTTCGACTTCTGTTGTAAAAAAACACGGAAACGCAAGGGCAATTTATACAGACAGTGATGGGGCCAAGCAAATAGAGAAATACAATATTAATGTTCCAGCAATTGTTAGTCTTGATGAAATAAATGAAGAGGATTCAAGAAAATGGGCACTATCCAAAATAAACACTTATTCAAAAATTGAATTTCCTTGCATTCATATTGATTACGATGTGTTTCTCTGGAAAGAACAAAATATATCATCTTCCGATTATTGCGTGCAATCTTTAGAGAATGAAGATTTTTTTACGTTAATTTATAAAAAAACATTTGATGACTTTATCGATGACTCTGGTTATTGCCCGATGGAAATAGCAAAGTTTTCATCAAAACAAATATATGCAGGCTACAATATGGGTTATGTTCAAATAAATAATCTAGATTTCATTAAAGAATATGCAGCCGCATCTATGAATATCTTTAAATCAATGAAAACATTTTATAGGCATAACAATATTTTCCCAGAGCAATACTTGTTTTATTGCATGACAGAGTTAAAGGGGCTTCATATTGACTGTCTTTTTAACAATAATTCAGACATTGACGATCAATGCGTAAATTCTGGATATACCCATTTAATGGGAGCCAAAAAAAAGGGCAGAAATATTATTTTTAATAAAATTTTAAATAGGCTAAAGATTGAAAATGAAGAATGTTACAACTCAATTTCCAAGGAAATAGACTGGTCTATTTTTGATATTGGCAAATCATTAGCAAAATCAGCAAAAGACTTTGCCGCTGGTGGAATGGAATTTACTGATGAAAAAACATATAAAGAAAGAGTTGATATATGCAAAGCCTGCGAGCATTACGATCCAACGGGATACAATGGAACTGGCAAATGCTCAATTTGTAAATGCAGCACATCTGCAAAGCCCAAACTTGCATCGGCTCAGTGTCCAATTGAGAAGTGGTAGATTGTCTTGATTGATAGACTTGTTAACAATATAGTTCCGCGATGAATCCGATTCCTACGACAAAAGCAATGGCTCCAGCCCCCGGCAAGGGAGTATCGTCGTATCCAACCCCAGTCATCCAAGACACAGTAATCGTAGAGGTTGTTAATGCGTGGAAGGGAGAATACGTTCCGCTGGAATACGGGACGAAGTGGGATGACGTTCCCCACGCCTCTGTTCAGGGTAGCTTTCCCAACCACAAGCTCATCTCGCAATCTCCGAATAGCGAAGATGGACAATGGGTCAAGCGAATCTGGGCTAACGACAGAGTAAACCAAGAGAGCTACAACTACGCGATAAAATATATCGAGGGATCAAAAGATCACCCTACCTACGTCAGAACATACATTATCCCAAGGAACGAGTATATCCCGCTGGAAGACGGCGATCCAGACCCGCTGTTCGCTGGCGCAATCCTAACAGAGCAGGAAGTCAACCGAACGGAGGGCGAACTGGACTCGCAATACGTTTCGGTTACGAGGGTATACGACACACTCCCCGGCCCGCTTGTTTCGGCTCAAGCACTCGTAGACACCCCAACAGGACTCGCAGTAGCGAATAGAACTCGCCAGAAAGTAATCCTTGCGGGTGCAACGCCAAGCGGAAGCTTCAACACGCTTCAAGATGCCATAACGGCAGAAGACACATTCAAGGGGCAAAGAGAAACAGTTACGGTTCCTGTATACCCAGAGCTTACGACATACGATTTGGACGAAAATCTTAACACTGTAATCATTACAGAGAGGGAAGTTGTTAATCATAACACTCCATATGCGACCAAGCCGCTGATGATTTCGCTTAAAGATACACCGTTGGATCAATGGAAGACGCTTCGGATTACAAGCAGGTATCAAAGTTTGCCTCCAACAAGAACAGAATTTACCACAAACCAATTTACATTTCCGGCGTTGCTATCTCCAATAGTTAACGGAGTTCACATTAAACAACAAAATATCGGATATGGTCGGGTTCCTATATCAGAAGAAGAAACAGAGCTTAGGGATGGGATAAACAAATTTATCTCTATCACACCCAAACTTCGCCCAGCATTAAGCCTTCCGACAAGAATAAGGGTTGTCACAGAATTTTTCGACGCAAACTCGACAATTGTTCCAGCGCCATTTACCCCATTCCAAATAACTTTGCAAAAAGCTCAATACAACGGCTCTCTGTTTGGCTTTGATTTTGGGGATGTTATTACAGATGGATTTACAATCGGCCCGATTACGGCAAGCACGCTTGATCAAAGATACAAGGGGCTTTCAGAGAGCATTACATTCTTTGCATCTGTTCCAACATTAACTCAATACAACGCGCTTATCGGAACTGAAATTGTGATTTACTCCAATGTTGAATACATTCGCTCAAACATTTGGACGAGAACGACGGGATACGTTGTTTTAACATGATTGACGAATATTCACCAATTCAAACAAACTTAAAGCCAAAGCCTTCTGATAATTTTGGGCTTGGCGGGCTGTCTAATTTTGGCCTTAAATCAACATCTGGTGCTGGCGTCGGCGGTGGTGGAGGAAATCCCGTTCCGTTCAACAATCCACTTCTTCCAGAAAGCGGAGGAAATAATGTAGAAGGAGTTGAGGGCGGCGCATTGCCAGCAGGATCGGCTGGATCGCTGCTTAGATATAATGGGTCTGCTTGGGTTTCAATTACACCTCCAAGCGGAAAAGAGTCGGTTGTTGTTAATTCAACAGGCTCTGCTGGCAATTATATTCAAGGAAATCAAGCTGGTGGAATCATTTATTTCGACGGACTTAACTGGGACTATCTGGATGGAGACACAACTGGAGAGCGAGTTTTAGTGCTTAGAAACGGACAACCTGAATGGCTCGACGCACCCGCGTCTGGAACTAGAGTTTTAGGATCAAACGACGGAGTGGTTGAGTGGCTTGAAACAGAGAGTTGCGATGATCCGCCGTAAGGAGTATTATTTGCTTGAATGTGCCTTTGTTATTTGAAATAAACAGAAAATCCTAAATATTATGAATTACACCAGAACCAGCTTCCAAAAAATGGGGATGCCATCTTCCGCAGAGATGGTTTATAGAAACCCAGAGATTCCATCAATGCGTAAGGCTCCAGTTACGCGGCAACCATCCTCTAGGAATGGTGGAGATATTGAGGGCGGGGAGTATCGCCTGCCGACTCCAGTTATCGGCGGAAGGATTCAAGGGCCAGAAATTGATTTGGGCGGGATGAAAGGCAGTGATAAAAGTGAATATCAAAAAGGAATAGACGCACTCAGGGAATATCAGGGTAGAATTTTTCAAGATGTTGCATCAGCGCTTTCAAAAAAATATTCAGAAGCAAGGTCTGAATACGATAAAGATATTGGAAGGCGCATTGGAAAGGGACAAACAAGAGAACAGGCTGAAGCTGGGAGCAGATGGGAACAAGCGCAAAAGGGAACACCTTATGGAAATTTTCTTCTCAGGCAGGCAATGGTCGGACTTGATCCAAACAGTGCAGAAAGAAGGCAGTATTCTAGTATGCTGCAAAATACTGCAAGGCAGAATATTTTCTAAAACATTTAATAATTAAAAATGAATTTAACACTCGGAGAGGCAAAACCACAGCTTTATTCCGCAGTTGTTCCGAATCTTAACAGCCAAGAAAATGTCGATAGGTTTACTTCTTATCTAAATCTTGCTCAAGAGAGGCTAATCAACAGCGGGAAGTGGAACGGGACGATCTTTCCTGTCCGGTTTGTTTCGCCTGACGGGATGATTACGCTACCCCGCAGATACATCTCTGCACTTGCGGCGAAGTGGGTTAAGGACGAAGCCAGCGGGCCTATCAACATTCGCAACGGGTGGTTTACTTACCTTACGCCGATTACCGATCTTTGGAGCGCAACGTATTGGCCCCGCTACGGTTTTAACGAAACGTTTATTGATGATCTGGGGGACGGGTTTTGCACGTTCAAAGATTCGCCTTACGATCAATACACGCTCAAGATCGTAATCGACAACGCCTCGGATGTCGGCAACGAGATTGTTATCAAGGGTAAAGACGTTGACGGAAACTTGGTAACAATAATTCCTACACTAGCCAACCCATCGGTCAGTCCGTCGCAAGTGCTTTCGGGTCAGTTGAGCATGCTATCAAAGCCGATTACATTCGGAGCTATCAGTCTGTATGCCGTCAACAACGCGAATCCCGCACAGGAGACACTCATCGGCGAATACGAGAACTCGGAGACAAATGCGAGTTACCACCGCTACGCTGTCCCGAATGAGCCGACCGTGGATTATGTTGATGTTCTTTGCAAGGTTCGCTATGTTCCCTGCGTTGTGGATACGGATGAGGTTGTCGTATCCAACCTTGGAGCATTGAAGAATATGTTGATTTCCCTGCGATACGAAGACGAGGCTGATCTGGAAAGGTCAGAGATGTTCTTTATGAAGGCGCTGCAACTTCTTAACGGCGAGACGAAAGAAACTCGCGGTGGGTCTCGCTGGACGTTGAACATCAATCCTACAGCGATGCAATTCAACAACCTGTGGCCCGGACGATAAGATGGCTACCTACACACAAGTCCCCGGTCTTCTGAACATCAAAGGCGTCGTAGGCGCGGACTTTTCGTGCAACCTTGATTTTAGCGTATCGCTTGTCGGATATACATTTGACGCTGGTATTGTTTTACAAGAATACCCCACGAAAAGAATCCAAGCGATTACTGTTACAGTTACCGACGCTGCAAATGGATTGCTTTCTTTAGGACTGACCGAAGCGGAAACTACAGCAGTCGGGCCAATTTCAAACAAGAAGTGGTATCTTAATTGGGAGCTTGGAGGAGTAAAGAAGACGATCATCGCTGGAATGTTTGAGTTGTCGGACATCCCGATTGGACAAAACGTTCCTTCTGAAAACGACGTTATTATCGAAACTCCAGAGGTTAACATCACGCTTACCTCGCTTACAGGAGCGGCTGTCAACATCAACGCCACAAACGACACGACAACCAACGCATCGTTCTTTCCTGTATTTGTTGCATCTGCCGGAACTGGGCAGCAGGCAAAGGTATCCACAACCAAGCTGTCTTTCAACCCATCCACAGGCAACCTTGCTGCAACATCATTTGCAGGAAATCTTACAGGCAACGTAACTGGAACAGCGTCTAACGCTACAACAAGTGCTGCTGTAGCAACAACCGCAACAACGACGAATGCAGATTACTACGTTCCATTTGTTTCTAATGCCACTAGCCAATCAGCAGAGACGATTCGCGTTGCAAGCGGGGTTACGTTCAATCCGTCGACAAATACGCTAACCACAGCAAACATCGTCGGGAATGTTACGGGGAACTCCAGCACTGCTACATCCGCATCAACCACCGCTATCAACAACGACAATTCCAGCAACCGCGAGTATTTCCCCGTCTTCGCATATCAATCCAACGGATCGGCATCGCAACTCTACGGCTCCAGCACGAAGCTGAAGTTTAATCCAAGCAACGGGTATTTTACTGCGGACGGAGGGTTTTTCGCAAACGGGGGAGACTTGGGAATGTATAGCAGCGGAGTTCATTGGGGCGGTGCGCTTGTTTTTTCCGCAGAAGAAACTAGTATCAATGACCTTGGTGGAAATAAAGTTGCTGGCTGGGGGGCTGGAACAAACAACGGTTTAATGTATATTACTGGAGCGGCCTCTAAAGATTTGCCGCTTCGCTTGATGGATGGGGACGCGGCAAACCTCGCAACAGGAGCCTACATCATCGTTCGCCCATCAGCTTCAGCAACAACCAACGGAACAGAGCTTCGCAATGCCTACGCCGCAGCCAAGGCATTTACTCCCAATACAGCCGCATTAAGCGCCACCAACCGCGCTACAGTCATCCTCCTCCCCGGCAGATACGATCTAGGAACAACCCGCCTCAATCTCGACACAGACTTCGTAGACATCATCGGGCTTACCGACATGCCAGAGCAGGTGGTTATTACGAGCCAAGTCATTCTTTCAGACAGCGGAACGATATACCAGACCGCGAACGACGTTAAGATTAAAGGAGTAACAATTGACCGAACGGGTGCGCCAGCAGGATCGGGCGCAGGTAGGACAGCGGCATACTTCCCCTTCCCCAGAACTACGGCGATTACAACGTGGTCTGGAGACGGAACAACGATGACAATCGCTGCGAATGGACACGGACTCCAGACGGGCGACTCTGTTCGCATCAGCGGGTCTGGCAACTCTAGCGTGGACGGGGTGTTTACCGTCACGAGGATTGACGATAACTCGTTTTCTTATCCTTCTACAGTTAATGCTGCGGGAAGCATCGGAACTGCGACAGAGCGGTTCAATCTTACGTATATCGAAAACTGCGTATTCAGCGGAGATAGCAGTTCTGGAATGCGCAGGGCAACAGAGTATGCTGGAACATATCGCAAGTGTGTTGGTGGTGCAGCATCATTTGGGTGCATGTCTTCTTTTTCATCGGGATTATTTGAAGACTGTGTAGCAACAAGTGATTCATTTGCTGGACATGCTGGCGCTGGAAATGCTCAGGCTACGGGAACATTTCGTAGATGTGTGGCAACATCAAATTCATTTGGAACAGAGTTTGCCTCTGGATTATTTGAGGATTGCACTGCAACAACGCAGTCGTTCGGTGGATATCCGGGCGGCTCATTCAATGCAACTGGAATATTTAGGCGCTGCACGGGAACAAGCGATTGCTTTGGATTTTTTACAGCAAGTGGAACATTTGAAAATTGCGTTGTAACATCTGGGCATGGGTTTGGCTCAAGAAGCGGAGCAACCGCAACTGGAACATTTACAGAATGCTTGTTGACCAATAACAATTCATACGCTGGAACATTTACTGGAACCATGCGCCGTTGCCGTTTTGTCTGCACCGGAACGAATAACAACGCGATTAATGTGGGCGATGGAGCGAAGATATTCGATTCTACCCTAGTCGCCACAGGCACAGGTAACAGCATCACAGCAGGCAGCGCAGTCACAATCTCCCTCGCCGGATGCAGGATGAACAACAGCATTAACGCAAACGTCAGCAACAACCTCGGAACGTTGACGGAGAGCTACAACCTAATAGACTCGGATATTAACTAATATGCCTATTTCAATTCCATTACCAATCGCTAAAGGCGGGACGGGGCAGGCCGCTACTGGGGCAGATGCGTTTGCTGCTGGGTTTAACAGCACAGCTAATGGAGATGCTTGCACATCTGTTGGATATGGCAATTTTGCATTCCCAGATAGTGATACTGCTATTGGATATGCAAATTCAGCGACGGGGGTTGAATCAACTGCAATTGGGCATACCAATATTTCTTCAGGGGGCGCATCTATTTCTGCTGGTTATCAAAACAAATCAAGCGCAAGCGCATCTTCTGCATTTGGTTTCCAGAACTGGGCTTACGGCACTCACTCCAACGCATTCGGATACGGATGTTACGGTGGCGGAACAAACTCCTCTGCGTTCGGATACTTTGCAAAAACCAACGTAGCGAATACATCCGAGTTCGGGTATTGGTCTGGGCCGTCTACGAGAAACGGGGCGATTCGCACGGACTCTACAGGGATGGCTGCGCTTACCTACTCTACAAGCTCTACACAGCTAACAGACGGCGGGGCTACAGCGGGATCGGAAGCAGTCGGCACACTCCCTCGCGGGATGGTTGCACTTCGCGTCACATCCGGTCAATTGCTTGCAGATTACAATGTTGCAGGCTCAATTACTACAAATTCTCTTAATTGTGTTGCAAAATCTGGCGACACCATGACCGGAAAATTGATTCTTCCGGCATCAACAACATTATCCGCTCCATTAAATATTCCTCACGGAACAGACCCAGCATCACCAGTTAATGGAGACTTGTGGCTGAATGGGACGCTGCGGTATAGAGATCAAGCGGGCAACACTCGGTTTGTAGCTGATATAAATCGACCAAATTCATTTACGCAAAATCAAATCATCACTGCTGGTGCAGCTACAACGGCAGCAGCATTGCGAATAACCCAAGAGGGAACAGGCGAATCCTTACGCGTAGAGGACGAATCAAACCCAGACGCAACTCCATTTGTCATTTCCAACACAGGAAGGGTTGGAATCGGGACTGCCCCAGATGCGACAGTTGGACTAAAGTTGGATTCAACTGGAGTTAAATTTAACGATGATACTATTCAGACAACTTCCGCAGCAAGAAATGGATCAACCTCTCTTGGTTATACTGGAACAGGAACTGGGGGAACTGTAACGCAGTTAACAAGCAAGTCTACTTCCGTTACTCTGGACAAATTGTGTGGGCAGATTACGATGAACAATGCTGCGCTTGCACAAAACACAACTGTTTCATTTACACTAAACAATACAAATATTAACAGCACAGATGTTATTATTGTTAACGTTCAATCCGGAGCAACCGCCAATGCGTATACAGCATTTGTAGAAGCCGTTAATACAGGTAGCTGTAGAATACACTTGCGAAACTCAAGTTCTGGCTCTCTTTCTGAAGCGGTTGTTCTGAACTTCGCCGTCATTAAAGCGGTGAATGCATGATTAGTCTTGTCGCAATGCGTAGAAAGAATTATCCTTCAACAATAAGGAGCTAATAAAATGACTCGGGAAGAATTTATAGAGCAAGAAGCCCAACGCAGGTTTGAGCAAAAGTATGGTAAGGATTGGTATAAAAATCCCGAATCACGCGCACGTTTGCTTAAAGAGTTTGAAGAGGGGCAGAAGCAAGCAAAAGAAAGGAATAAGAAAGAACTTGAACAGGTAAAGGCAGATATGCGATCTGGCAAGACCTCTACGCTTGTTGGAAAAGAATCTCTTCGCGCAGACAATAAAGACCCGTATGCTGGTGTGCAGGGGCCGCTTCCTCGTTTTGAAACGCAGGAGCAGGCAGACGTTTCTGGAGAATCTCGCTATTTGATACCAAGACCACCAAAATCACCGCGTGGTGGTGTGTCTGGTAGAGAGATGGTGTCTCCACGTGGAGAAGGAATTGAAGTTCGCAAACCGCAAGAAGCTGCCCGCAGGATGTATCGTGCTGTGATTCGCGGAGAACCCGCAAGCGACGAGCTTTTTGAGACAAAAGAAGAGGCACAAGAATATCTTAAAAAGACAGGCAAAGAGGGCGTTGTTGCCGGAATCAGCTTTAAAGGCAAATCCGCAGAGGATGTTGCTGGCAAGGAAGCCGCATATAAGGGTGGACTGGCAGCAGAAAAAAAACGCGCATCTGACTTAAAAGAACTTTACGCCGAAAGACAGAAGGAAGCCGCTGATCGCGTAAGCAGAATGCGTCAAGCTGCTGAAGAATACGACGCTGCAACAACTCCAGAAGGAAAGGCGGCGGCAAGGAGTAAAGCAGAAGATGTAAGGCGCGAATCTTTAAAAGAAGAAGGAATTCGTAGCGTAAAAGGAGAAGGCGCTCTCGACCAAGATCTTAATAGAGATTTGTTTAAATTTGGCTGGGACAAAATGCAAGAACGCCGCAAAAAGAGAGAAGAAGAAACGCGAGTAAAAACAGAACAAGCGAGGGCGCAAACAAGGGAAAGGCAAGCCGTAAAAGCAGGAGAAGAGTCTGCCAAGCGTGGGCTTTCTCAATTTGAGAGCATCATCAAACCTCTTTACAAGGCATCCCGCGAAGCAAGGCGTGGAAGGGATTACGTAACGCAATCTAACATAGAGCGCAGGATCGAAAGATTTACAGCAGGAGTCCCAACCGACCCAAAGGCAAGGCTCCGGTATTTCAATACAAACGAAGGTCGCGATAGACTTAATTTCATAACTGAAGAATTGTTGCGCGAACAACAGCAAAGAGAACAAGAAAAAGTCATTCAAAATTGGAACGCATCTTAATATGCCGCCAGTAAAACAAACAATTGTAGAGCCAGAATACACGATGCCTTTGTCTGAAAGGATTATTCAGTCAGAGGAATCGCGGTTATTGCGTTCTGGAATGGGTGGATTTGATTACGATGCGATGTCTCAAAAGTATCCGCTTGCAGATGTTCGCCGTGCCACAGCGCCGAGATACATCCAGCGGGAACTTGACGAGGAAGATGTAATGATGAACATCCGCGAGTTGGAGGCAGCCAAGCGGCAAGCAGACCTTCAGCTTCAAGATTCGATTGTTAAGCAGAACCGCGAAATGTATCGCCAGATACCCGCAGCTAGGACGGCTATTGCTCAACTAGACCCGACCAGCGATGATTTTTTGAATAAACTTATCGGACTTCAGTCAGAAACACCGCTTGCCTACGAGAATCCAGACTTTCAAAAAATGGTTGTCGATCCGCTTGTTCGCAGGCATGAGCGATTCCAATCAGAAAGATTAAAGCAAAAGCCAGAACAAGAAGCTTTAATTTCTGAAAGCTCATTCCAAGATGCGGCATCATTGCTTTCGGACAATGATTTTCAGAAAAAACTTCGCAAGGGTGATCCAATTTCAATTGCAAGAGCGGAGGTAGCTAGGGATACTATGAATGCGTTTTTGCAACAACGCGGAAAGGCGGGTGTCCAACCAGTGCAGCCAACAGGGTTCCCGTCTGAATCGCCGTCAGCAACCCCAACGCCCCAAGGTGCTGGACAAAGAGTGCCGCTGTCTGATATTTTCAAATAATGATTTTCACGGCGGATAGGCTGCGTAAAGCGCGAGAAGAAGGCTATAGCGATGACGAAATTTGGGGATATGCGGAAAGCATAAATCCTAAAGTCGCACAAGCACGAAGCGAAGGATATTCGTTAGACGAAATATCTTCATTTTTCACACAGCGCCAAGCGACTGCGCCGCCTTCACAGGGGGCTGGGCTTTTGCCTCCAGTTGAAGAACTATTTGCTCCAGAGAAAAAAGAAATCGGCGTATTTGAAGGAATTGCTAATGCGGCACAGAACGCACTTGCTTCATCTCAACAAGCTATCAAAACAGTTGGCGGCGTAACCCCAGAGGAAGCAAAGGAAATTGCCAAGCTGGAATTTGAGAAGAAGGCACGAGAGGTTTCGCCGGACTACAAGGCGTATCAGGATGCCGAAGGAATGGATGCGGTAAAGGCGTTTGTCACCAATCCGTTTGAGGTTACGACAAATATCGTCGCAGAAGGTCTTTCTGGAAGTCTTCCAGCATTGGGCACTGGCCTTGCCGCTGGCGCAGTTGGTGCCGCTATTGGCGCGCCTACGGGTATTGGCGCTCCAGTTGGATTCTTGGGTGGTCAAGTTGCCGGAACATTCGCTGGTTCGCTGGCTACCGAATACGGCGGTAAAATGCTTGAGGAATTACAGAATGCTGGGATGGATATTAACAATCCAGACAGCATCACCGAATTCTTTTCCAACCAAAAGCTGGTTGACGAGGCAAAAGACAAGGCACTCAAGCGAGGCGTTCCTGTCGCTGCGTTTGATGCACTATCCGCTGGTGTCGGTGGCAAAGTGGCTAAAATTACCAAGGCCGCATTTAAGACTCCAGTGCGTGAGGTTGCCGCAGAAACAGCGATTCAAGCCGCTCTGGGTGGCGGTGGTGAAGTTGCTGGATCGCTTGCTGCTGGCGAAGAAATTAGACCAAAGGATGTGTTTGCTGAAATCGTTGGCGAGGTCGGGCCGGGTGCTGCGGAAATCGCAATCGGTAAAGTGCAGCAAGGATTCGCCGAACGCAGAAAACAACGCCAACTTCAAGAGGCCGCGAAGGTTGCGTCAAACTTGGAAAACAATAACGCTCCCCTTACTGCACAGGCAGTTACGGTTACTTCAGCAAAGGATGCGTTGCAGCAAGAGAAACAGACCAACGAGCAAACAGAAACCGAGCTTGCAGAGGAGCGGGAGAAGTTTGCGCCAACACCAACCGCATACGAAGTCCCAATCAAAGAAGAGTTCAAAACAACCTTCGCCAAGATGTCGCCGGAATCCATCGCGCAGACCGAGCAGGGCTTCCGCGAAGAACTCGAAAGCGAAGACGCGGATACCCGTGCATTCGCTCAAGCGGGGCTGGACGCACTTGCCGAGTTCCGTGCAGAGACAACGCCACCTGTTGAAAAGAAACTGCCAACCGACGTATTGCCAACAGAAACGCCCGGAGCAACATACGGCAGAGAATCCGAATTGTATGACGTATTCGCTGGAGTAAGGCGCAGACCTTTAGAGGTGACGCAGCCTACAGCACCTACGCCGATTACAGTCCCACCCGTAGAAGAGGTAGCTCCCGCAGTTGCCGCTGTTACGCAGCCAGCAGCGCCTCCAACAGAAGCACCAGCGCAAGCAGCCGCCGCCGAACTTGATATAGAAACAAGAAATGGAATTCAGTCTGGGGTCGCATCTGCCGATCCAGATATGCGCGAACTTTGGGCCATTCAGCTAAAAGCAAAGCTAGATAAGAAAGGATCGCTTACTTGGAAAGACATACCGCAAGAGCTTTCAGACTCAATGGACACGATAGAGTTTGGTGCGCTAAAGAGGGCATTGACTACCAATCCGCAAGCCGCCATTGATTTAATAGAAGGCAAGGTAGCACCCGCTGCCCCCGTAACACCCGCCGCTCCCGCAGCACCCGCAGAACCAATAACTTCTGCCGATGCACAAGTAATAAACAATTTGCGCTCTGTAGCGGAAAACACGGCAAACCGCGAACAGATTTCCGCGCTATCCGCCGCAGGGCTGGTCGATATTATCAAAGGCCAGCCCGTTATCAACGAAGACGGAGAAGCCCTCCTCGCGCAAGCACAAGCTCCTCTGCCGCGTCTTACGCCCGAAGAGCGAGTCGCGGAGATACAGGCAGCGCCTCCAGCACCAGCCGCAGAAGCTCCCGCTATTGTTGAACAAGCGAAACCCGCGCCAGCAGAGCAACTGCCGACAGACGCATCTGTAACTATTTTCAATTATGACGAGCGGGTTAAGCCAATCGAGGATCAAATTGACAATAAGATTGATGAGTTGGTTGCTGGGGGAATGACCTTTCAGGAAGCCGACAACTCTCCAGAAGTAACCGCTCTTTATGAGAAAAGGTTTGCGATGGATAGAGGAGCTATCAATAGCTACCGCGATATCGTTAACCGAGCATTTGCAGATCAAGGAGTTACCGAAAACAATTTAATCGCGACTCCAGCGCAATCTCTTATGCAAGAGGTTTACGCCGCTCCGAAACAAGGAGATGAAGGATTGATTTCTGTTGTAGCCGATCTTGGTCAAAAGGCATTTGATGATGATGCGGCAACAATCAAAAAACTGGCAGAGGGAATTTTCAAATATCGTGCCGAAGCTGAAGGACTATCACCTGAGGGAATACTTGGGCCGCAATCCGCACTCACCCCTGAAGGAAAGAAAGCCCGTGTTGATGAAGCAAGGCTGGCGGCAGAAGCGATTCACAATCAGATTAAGAACTCTTTAATAGAACGTCCTGCGACTCAAGCATTGGCACTGCCAGCACCCGCTCCCGCACCTACTATCTCCGAAAAACCGCCAACTTCGGAGATAGTTAGTCCTGCTCCAGCACAACCTGCACCAGCACAAGCAGTAGCTCCAGTAGCACCAGCCACCGCACCTACTATCGGAGAAAAACCACCAACTTCTCCAATGATAGGCGCGGAACCGACTCAACCTGCGCCAGCGGAAGGAGTAGAGCCAGCACCTAATTGGGACTTATATTCTGAAGAACTCCGTGACAACCTTGAGTCTTTTTCACCAGCACGCGACACTGGAAAAACAAATTATGATTTGATGGATGCCGCTGATAGGTTTGTGGAATTTGCAAAAAAAGATACAAGCGGCAAGCCTTTATCAAAATTGGTATCTGATTTTGAGAAAGCCGATTATGATGTAACAACAAGCCAAGTTAAAAAAATCCGCACATCTATAAAAGCATTAGAAGAATCTGGCATATCTCCTATTGTAACCCCAGCACCCGCACCAGTCACCGAGCAAGTTGCACCAGCAGAAGTTCCCGCGCCAGAGGTTGCGCCTGTAGAAGTATCTACTATTACTGAAGATAAAAAACAATTTGTTGTAGAAAAAGTAAAAACATCAACAGAAGACACTGGAGCATATCATTATGGAGATGTCGGAATTGGGCGTGATACGACACTGCAAAGAATGGGTATAGGAAGATCAACTGGGCATTTTGGAACTGGAGTATATTTCCTTGGTAAAAAAGATTCACAAGTAATGGCTGACAGGCCAGTAAACAATATAGATTTGTCTGGTTTAAATTTAGCACAACCAAGAACAGCAGCAAAAAATCTGCATGAAGGATTAAAGGGAATAAATAAGTCAATACTGAATGGAGAAAAAATTTCATTCAATCAACCATCAGACAGCGGAAGTAAGGCGTTAAATAAAATATATATATCTCTTATTGGTCAGGCAAAAGAAGCGGATGTTAAAAAAGCAATACAGAATGTTGAGAATATTTTTGCGAATAAGCAAAATGATGGATTACGAACTCCATCTACATATGTAATGCAGGAGCTTGGATTTGATGGGATTGATGTTCGCGGAACAGATGCAGACAATACTGAATATGGCAGTGTTATTTTTGCAAACCCAACACCCACCCCCGCAGTATCGGAAACGATAACAGAGCCAGCCTCCGCTCCAGCACAACCAACAGGCATTGCAGTAGGCAACCGCATCAAGCTCGGCAAAAGCCCGCAGACCTACGTAGTAGAAAAAGTCATCCCGCAGACAGCAACAGAGCGCGAATTAGGCGAGCAGTATTACTCCGTAAAGAACGAGCGAACCGGAGAGGTGCAGGTCGTAGAGAAGAACGACGTAAAGCCCGTAAAGGCGAAGGGTGCAAGGAAAGTTGCAGCAGACATCCGCGAAACACGCGAAGAAGTTACGCCAGCACAAGAAGAGAATCGCTACACATACGAGCAAATCTTGGTAGCGGCGAAGAAGTTCTTCGGAGGGAAGGCTCCAGCGAATCTTACAATTGTTAACGATAGCACAGACCCAGACTATCGTTTCAAGGCTGGATACAATTTAGAAACTGGGCAGATTATCCTTAACCAAGCGTATCTCTCCAAGGAAGACAATATCGCAGACAATATCGCGCACGAACTCGGTCACTTCGTCTACGGCGATCCCGAAGTGCAGGCTGCGTTTAAAGAGTTCTGGAACGC